ACTTGGTTCTGCTATATCATAAGTTTGATTACCTTCACTATCTGTTGTAATTGTATCTTTTTCTCCAAATAAATTATCAAAATCATTTGCTATATCTGCTGATGTTTGTACTTCTTCACTTTTTCCATCATCAGTTGTAGTTACAGTTTTATCTTCTTCAACAACTCCTGGAATATTTTTAGATGTAAATGGAACTGCACCTGATGTTATTGCTTGATTTCTTTTAAGTAAATCCATACCTTTTGTAACACCACTATTACTCATTGCTGCCATATCTGATGCACTAAATAAAGCTCTTTCATTAGCGGTTAAATTATAACCACCAGGTAGATCTACTATACCACCTCTAACATTTCCACCCATTCTATAGCCGGGTACTAATGGTGCTGCGATACCTGTTCCATAACTATCAACAGATCCACCGCCTCTAAACATAGGTCTTCTTAAAATCCTACTCATTATCCGAACAGTCCTAATTTGCCCATAATACCCGCGCCACCTGCTGCTCCTGTTAGGAAGCTAGTCATAGGACTTGCTGGTGCTGCTGGGGGTGCATAACCTACAGTTTGTGAAGCGAAGGCTCCTGGTTGTATTTGTGCTAGTTGTTGTCCAACTAAACCTAGTCTTGTAAAGTCTTCAAACTCTGCTTCTCTGTTTGCAATTTGTGTTGCATCTAATTGAGCTTGATCAAATCCTTGTTGTGCATTACCTAACTGTTGTTGGTAAGTACCTAATCCTTGTTGAGCTGCAAGATCACCTGCTCTAGCAGTCTGTGCTTGCATAAATCCTTGATTTAATAATTGTGCTTGTAGTTGTGCTCTATCCATTCTGCTACCTCTTAATGCTTCAGCTTGCATAACACCTTCTCTACCACCACCATATGCACCTCTAGAGATTGCTGCATCTCTTAAAGAATTTTGATCTATAGCCGCATTTCTGTCAAACTCTGCAAGTGATGCATCCATAACTTGTTGTTGATATGGTGACATGTAAGAAGCAATAGAACCAGCTTGATCAGCGGGCCCCGCTCCTGTACCTGTTAGACTTCCTAAACCAGCCGCGGCTGTTTCTGCTCCTGTTTGTAAAGTATTTCTACCTGCTACTTGTGGAGCGTATACTGATGTGTCAATTTTTTGTCCACCAAGTGGATCTAATTTTGTAAGAAAACCTGTAAGTGATGCTTCTAGTGTTGGGTTTACGAGTTGCCTTGTTTCTGTTACTGCCATTATGCTCTTGCCTCTAGGTTGTTCATTAATTCATACATTTTTTTTGCTCCCTTATTAACACTTCCACCACCTGCTGCTCTTACTGCATCAGCAGTCATTACAAATTCATTTTTACTTACTCTCGCTGGGACGTCATCGGCTCTCTCTTTAGATCCCATAGGAATAAATCCTCCACCTCTATAATCCATTTCTATACCATTTGGCAGTACACTTCCACCCATATTATAGTTCATAATACCACCGTAGGCTGCTTTTTGTATACGTTGAGGCTTGACTATCATAGCAATTAATTCATCAATTGTTTCGTTGCCTCTTAATTTTTTACCAATAAATAATTCAGCAGCTTCATAATCAATTCCACCACCTGGTTTTTTAATTCTACTAATTAGTTCCGCAGCTTGTAAGCCCGCAGGCATTTCAGCTAGATCTTTGTACATACCATAGCCACCAGGACCACCCATATCTCTAGATCTTATAGCAGGTTCAATAACTGTATCATCAACAGTTTCCATAAATTTTGCTGTAATAGGACCATCTCTAAATACTTCTTTTTGTTTAGAAATATCTACAACTTCATCACCCATACCCATTAAAGATTTTATACCTCTACCAAAACCACCAGATACAAAAGGTTTTCTACCCATCATACCACCATCTGCTGCTTCTTCTGTAAAAGACTCTGTCATTTCTTCTGTCATAGAAGATGTCTGACTTCCTGTACCATATTTTTGTCTGTAGAAATCCATTAATTCATCATAGTCATTAGGTTTTCTTTTTTTAAGTTCTATAAATTCTTGTACTAAATCTTCTATAGGCATTTCCATGCCTTGTGCTGTTTCTAAATTTGATGCTAATTGTTTATCTTTAACATTTTGTACAGCTGCTGGTATACCACCAAAAGCTAAACCTACTCTACCACCATTTCTTAAACTATAATTTAAACCTAGCTCATTCATTTTTGATTCAATTGTATCTTCATCAATACCATAGTTTCTAAACGCTTTTAAAAAAATAGATGATCTACCTGGAATATCCATCATTGAATCTTGTTCTTGATTATAAAGTCTCATAGCATCTTCATATTCTCTCATAGCTAATTTTGATTCAGCAGCCATTGCGTCTCCCATGGCTATTGATGCTGGTAAGGCTGCTGCTTTCAGAGTATCCATATTTAAACCTAAATTAGATCCTGTACCTGCTCTAAATATGTCACTACCCTTACTTAAAAAATCCATTCCTTTTGCACCAGTTCTTTCTAAAAATCCTGGTTTAATAACAGTGTCTGTCATTACATCTTTATAAGGTACACTGCTTAAATTTGTTGCATAGTCTGCTTTTGGAGCAGTCATAGCTCCTGACAAAGCTCCTAATCCTGCTGACATTAAATTAAGATCTCCTTCATTACCTTCTTGAGATAATTGAGCAAGTGAATTTAAACCGCCGCCCAATAATGCTCTACTTGCAATTGGATTCATACCACCAAATAAACTACCTAATCCACTAGCTCCTGCACCAAACATTCCTGGTGCTAACATAGGCGCAAAGGCTGCGGCGTATGGTAAGAATGGTTTTATCTCGTTAGGTACTACTTTATCTAGTACCTTTGAAATAGGTTTAGTTACTTTTCTGATTATCTTTTTAAAAAATCCCATATTTTACTTATAAATTAGTTGTGAAAAGCAAGTTCGCAAGACTTGTATATATGCGATTGTACCACAATTTACTAGAGTTTTCACGCCTAGTCAACGCTATTTACTTTCAGCGCCTAGTGGCAAATTCTTAACTATTATTTTAACATCTCTTTTAATGTCTTCTCTTTTAGTCTCTGTTGCTGGGTTTTCTACATCAGCTGTTGCTTCCGCATCAGACCCATACTCTTTACCTGTTACAGTATTAGTAACTGTAGCCCATACTTCAGGTGTAATTACTGGTACTTTATTGCCGTCAATAATTTCGTGACTAAATTTACTTTCTTGTTCTTTAAAAGCCATTATAAATCCTCTCTGTTTGTTTCTAATAAGCTAATTGTTATGTCTGGTCCTGTAATATCTGATAACATTTTTAACTTATCATTCTCTTGTAAGACTAATATATTAACAACAAATTCATGAGTAGCATCTGCAGCTATAGTTTTTTTACTATAAAAATAATCTACACTGTTTGAATTAATTTTAATTGTAACTAAAGCATCTCCTGCACCTTCATTATAAATATGAATAGATTTTACTAAAGCTCTAGTATTGCCTGGAACTGTGTACACATCTTTTTGAGTGTTAGTTATTAAATCTGTATTTACTTTTTTATATATATTAGCCATTAAACCAAGTGAACCTTTCTGAATCTTCTTTTAATTGTGTTAGGTATGTAGCATTTAATTGTTCTACAATCAAAGCTATTGATCTATTTATTTGTCTTTGATTATCTTCACTGTATTCTTTTCTAGGTTCAGGTAATCTTACTACAATTTTTGTCATTATCCTCTCCTTCCATCGGGTTGTATATCTACTTGAAATGTACCAAATCTCCAAGACTCACCAGCTGCTGTGTTAGCTAGTTTTAAATTTGCGTATCTGCCTCTAGCACGTGTGTCAACTTTAGTTGTTGATGAGTTTACAGTGAAAGGACTTAATGTAGTTTGAGTATCATCTTGTGCTGGGAAATCTTTAACTGAAATAGTTATCTGATTATTTCCTGCTAACACTTTGAAGTTAGGTAAAAATCTTCTCATAGCTAGAAATACTTCACTCTGATCTGGTTGTAAAGAAAAACTAAATGACTGAATAAAAGATGTTAATACAGTAACACTACCATCTGGATTAATTTGATCGGTCCCCGTTTCGTGAGCAAAGTATGTAGTCTTACCTAATCCTGATGCACCTTGCACAACAGGAAAACTAGCTGTACCTGTGCTATCAAAAGTTGTGCCGTAGGGTTGTGGATAAACTAGTGTGTCCATCCAAGTTGTTCTGTTAAAATTAGTATTAGTATTTGTATACCATGTACCTAGTGGTGGTTGTTTTGCTTCACCATAATTATAAGCAACAGATCTATTATTAAAATCTGATCCTTGTGATGGATACCACCATATAACTTCTGTAAATAAATTATTTAATCCTGCACAAATTTGTTGACCTTTAGTTGTATCTACATCATCAAATACATAATCTTCTACACTACATGGTAGTGAGTTTACGGTACCATCAAATGCAAAGAAACCATTGTTAGACATCCAGTAAGCAACACCATCAATTTCAACAGCTGCATTCTTACCTATTAATCCACAGTTAGTACCAACTTGTTCAAAACCAAATGTAAAAGGTGCACCAACAAATTTCATTGTATACAAAGCATTGTCAGTCCATATCAAAATATTTTCTTTAGCAATCAACGCTCCCATAATCTTTGTACCATCTTGTAATCTTTGTGTACCCGCAGCGTTAGTTGCTAGAGGTGTGTATTGGTTTAATTGTTCTGCATTTGAGAATGCAATAAACATATCGTCTTGTGTTGTAGGATCACCAATAGTTGTTTCTGTACCTAAATGAATTAAGTGTCTAGTTGTAGGAGATACTAGTGTTGCTCTTGATGCTGTAGGATTACCTACTGCTTCATCAACTTGACCTCCTAAAGTATTTGTTGCATCTAATGTACCAAGTGCAGTGTAGTATTCAGAATTTTGTATAGTGCTTGACCCTGGAGATAAAGTTCTTCTTGATGCTCTTGTTGTAAATCTTGCTGTAGTAGATGCATCCCATGTATAAGTTTTACCATTTGCAATTGATGCAATTAATACATCACCCCAGTTACTAAAAGACCATAAACCAGGTTCTAGTACAATTGTTCCAGCATTAACTGCAGAACCCCAACCATTATAATTAGTTGCATTAGTAACTATAGCTCCATCAGAATGAATTGCTGATGACGTTCCATTAGTTCCTCTAGTAATTCCAGTTAATTCATTACCAGCTACACCTGTATAAGTTATTAATTCATTACCTATAGCGATTACACCTGATGTTGGAAATCCTGTTGATGATGTTAATCTAATTTGTGTTGCTGAACCATTGTTACCATTTGTGTCTGCAGCCAATGCTCCATCTAAATCATTTTGTACAGCACCTGTTACTGTTCCGCCCCATGCTCCTGCTCCAAAACCATAACCATAAGTTTGTTCTGATGGTCCAATAGATACATAAGGTTGTGTAGTTCCAAATGTAGTTGTTGCAACCACTGCATTTGCTTGATTAACTGATTGAATAGTAAAAGTTGTAGAAGTAGGTACTGTTAAAACTTGATAAAGTTTGTCTTCAAATTCTGCATTAGTTAAACCTGCATTAGTTAAAGCTGTAGCTAACGCTACATTATCAAATACAACCATGTCTCCATCAATTAAACCATGAGGAGTTGCAGTTGTTACGGTACAAGTTTTAGCAGTTGTACTATCTGTTGCAAGAGTAGATACAAAAGTAGTTTGTACACCAGCATTGTCATCTACGAAAGGAGTTATATCAAATAACTGTCCTTCAAAATATATAAGTAAAAATTTATCTGTACCAATTGCAACATAACGGTTACCTGTTTTATCTACAAAAGAAAACTGTCCTCTTGCTACACCTTGAATTGTATCGGTAAGTAAAGAAGCCCAACCACCTATTTTTTCTGGAAGGCCATATCTAAATCTAGTTAAATCAGAATCTACCCATCTACCTGTTGCTCCAACACTAGTGTCTTGCTTGTCTATTCCAGGAGCAAATTTAATTTGAGTGAGCATCTAGTTGCCCCTATTGATTCGTTGATTTAAATATCCAACCTCTAGTAGCGTTAGTATAAATTAGAGTAAGAGATTGATTGTTAGTAGATAGTGTTACGTTTTGTGTGTTGTCAGTATTAATGGGATTACCATTTCTATTAATTACACAATTGTTTGTTGCAAAACCACCGGCTGCAGAACTATCCATGATTGTAATTGTATCTCCTTGAGATGGAGATGCTGGTAATACTACTTCAGCTGCTTGTGCGGATGTACTTACAAAAAGTGTATCTCCTGCAATTGCAGTGTAAGGACTATTAGTTCCACCTACTACATTATAAAACCCTGCATTTAAAGTGCCTAACAATTTCATAGAGTTAGCACTTGTACCATCTGTATAATAAGCTGTAGATGATCCTGCAGGTAAAGATACTATTCCTGTCCCCGATCCACCTACATTTTGTACACCAATAGTATAATTAGAATTTGATCTTACTGTTGAATCTTTAACTATAAATATTCTTTCAGCACCTGTTGGCATAGTAATAACACGATTCGCGGTCAGCGTACCTGTTACTTCTATCATTAAATTTTTACCTGTTGCTGTTGTAGCACCTAAAGAAGATCCATCAGCTAGGTTTAATACTAGATTGCCGGTTGCTAATTGATTAGTTGTAAAATAGCCAGTAGAGGCTAGCTCTAAAATTTTTAAGTTGTCGTTAGTTATAGTTCCCCATAGACCAGCTTTCTCACCGGTTGCTATAATTTCTAGTTTTAAATCTCCTGAAAATGCCATAATTTTAATAAGGTTCTATTGGTACCCATACGTTGTTTGGTTCTGGATCAACTGGGTTCCAAGTTATAATACCTAAATCATTAACAATACATGTTAACGCTAAAGGATCTGGATTCACAGTCGCTCCTCCTGTAGTTGTAACAAGATTACTCGCTAAAGTCAAAGGATTTAGAGTGGCATTTACTAATGCTGATGCAGTAACTACTGAATCTCCAACGTCTAAAGTTAAAGGCATAGCTGTTGCTGTTAGATTTGCTTGAGTTGTAATAGTAACACTACCTATTTTTAATGTTAAAGGATCGCCGGCTGCTTGTTGGATTACACTTGAACTTGCAATAGCTAAAGGACCAACTGCTATTGTTAAAGCATTAGCACCAGAATTAATAGTTACATTATTGTGGTCATCTATTGCTGCAAAAGGAACTCTTGCAAATGTATCAAATCCAAACAGCATGGTTTACCGAGCGTTGTTAGGAATATTATTTGTACCGACTAGGGATTGGCCAAATGCCATGTAGATGTATGTTCCACTTCCATTATTCATATCGCCACTTGTTGTTAAAATTTTAAAACCATTGCTACA